GTTTGTGATTGTTTTGAGTAACTTGAATGTATTTGAAATGTTGATACCAGCTATAATCTCTTCCTGATCACAATGATATTCCTCAAAGTTGTCAGACGCTAAGAACATGTCTATGAGAGACGTTCGAGCTGTATCGAGTGTAACAATATACATACCTTGTGGTCTAAAGTAAATATTCACATCATTGAGTATATCCTTTAACACTTCGAATGTTGACTTAAAGGCGGAAGCCTGTATCGAAACTAGTTTCATGTCTACACATGTGGAGTATCACATCTTTAAATCAGTATATGCCATACCCTTAGACACATCTCTACTTATTTTTTCCTCGAGTTCTTTAGTCATTGCAGGTTGGAGAGATTGTCCATAGTTGTCTAAATAAAACATATCCGCATCCTTCTCGTTACCATCTAGACTGGTCATCGAATAAGCACCCCCAAAACCTCCGTGCTCGATTTCCTTCTTTGGTAGGAGTGAGTCTAGCCAGTTCTTTATTTCGTTCCCCACAAGAATCTTTCCATTTTTAGTCAGCATCGTAGGAACACGGTTGATCTTATTTTGAAAATTCCTGGGTACCCCCTGTGTATTCACATTATGGAATTGTACGAGTTGCTTCAATTGTGCCTGACTTTTGATATACTCGATGATATCCATCGAGTGTTTGCATCTTGGACTGTAGATAAGTAGCGACATCTAATATTTATACGGTATTTAGTAAAAAAATATTAACGCACTATAGTAAAGATGAAGGTATATATACTTTTGGCTCTTCTCGTCTTGGTGATTTTATTGACCAGGCGTGAATCATTCACTGAGATTTTCGGACTTTCAGGATACAGCAAGCCTGTAGACTATGTACGACTCAACGATCCCAGACCAAACCTATCTGGTTACAGGGAGGTGGAGGCTTCTGTGAATCATGATATGATGGAAACATTCACCATTCAAGCGAACGCTGAGATTTCTAAGCGCATCGGTACACCTACATACATCATAGAAACTGCTAAGATTAAGAAACATGCTGGTAAGGAAAACGATGTTTACGAATGTGTGTTCATGGTGATGAAAAAGGGTGGATTTTCCTATGGGTTCTCGGTAGTAGCCTCATTCGAGGTGAAGGGTGATACAGTGAAACTTGTATCTCTTCGTACCCAGCCGATTGACATTGAACAGCCTGGTAACGTAAAGGCTTTCACTGATGGAGCACCAGGTAAGGAATTTCTCAAATTTGAGCTGGTCAAGGAGGCTGCTACCCCTACCATGGGTGAGTTTGAAGAGGCTAAAAATAAGTTGATGTAATTATAATGATCAACATCAATGATATTCTGAAAATCGATGAAAAGAAAAAACTGATTAAAAAGGAAATCTACACCAAAATTTACGAACAGTTTTCTTCCAAGATAAAACAGTCAGTAGAATTTGGTCATAAACAGGTGTTTTTAACCGTTCCCCTGTTTTTAATAGGTTACCCTGTATTTGATAGATCATCTGCATGTCGTTACGTAGCTAGGCAGTTTATGAGGGGTGGTTTTACAGTGGAGTTCATGAGTGATTTTGATTTATATGTCGCATGGCCTAAACCGAGGAGGGTAAAGGAAATAAATGACGGTGATGACGATGATGATTCGGGATTTCCAAATCTCATGAATCTTAAGAAGATAGCGAACAAGTACAGGGGAACTGCGTAGGAAGTAAGCTTTTTAAAAACCCTATTAATCATAAATGGACAACTTGAACGTACTCGTCGAGGCTAAGAAGGAATACCTCGGTCAGTTATGTCTCATCATGTGCCCACCTATGATTGAAGTTTTTGATGAAATGTACAGGGAATCGGTTAAGATTTCGAAGGGTCGAAAGATTCTTATCATGTTCCAGAAGTTATTGAAGGAAGTTCCCAATTGGTCTAACGCGATGTCTAAACAACATACCGATAATATCACCGATAGGTGTGCGTGGTTCAATGACCTTTTAGCCGCTGTCTTTGTAGCGTGTACTAAGATTCTCTCCGCTGTCCGTCTCAAGGCGGATAACAAGAAGATTTCCCTCAAGCTCCCAACGAATGAAGTATTCATTCAAACGTGTTACAATAACATTGCCAAGGATTTGTACAAGGACCCTTATATTTTCCACAGTGAACAGAGTGAATACACTCGTGACGAAAATTTAACGATGCGCTTTTGCAGTGCCATTGAGAATACAGTCAAAGAATTGATTCCAGTTCAACAAATTCTTCAGACGTACATGTCCCAGGAATCCCGGGACATTGATCTCGATGGTGAAATTGAAGACACTATCGACCCCGACGTGGTTGACGAAATGGATGCTCCCATGGAAGAGCCTATAGAAGAGGAGCCCCAGGAGCCGACGCCCATGGAGGGGGAAGAAGTTGAGGAAGTCCACGGTCTCGCGAATGAGTTCAAGACTGTTCCAGGCGTTACCACACAACCCGAAACTGAAGATGAACCCGAGCCTGGACTCGAGCCCGAGCCTATTAATGAAACACAACCCCAGGGTGAGGATGAAGGTGTTTTATTTGGTGACGCACCAGAGCAGCGTACAAAAAAACTTGCCTATAATTAAATGGAGTCATTGTCAGAACATTTCCGTGACCCACTCAGTGCAGCTCTTATCGCGGGTTTAATTACTGCTGGTTACATCCATCTCAAGGCACATCTCAATAATGAGGGTAAGTTAGAATTAAATAAATACACTAAACCTGCCGTATTAAATGCGATACTCGTATTTTTCATAATCTCTAATGGTGTAGGTAAAAAGGAGTCTATATCTACAGACCCTTTCTGAAACTTAAAGATTACAGGTTTATAATAAGAAAATGGCATCCGTTTCTGCGTTCAACGATATGATGGGTCAATTTCTTGTGGAATTGCACAAGACTCTTCCAGAGGAAAAAGGCATTAAGAAGATGTTGACGTCGTTTGACGTTTTGAAGACAACCAACCCCCGCCTCGTCGTGGATGGGTTTATGAGTGGTGTAACCCCCTACGCCGGGCACATCTCCGATAAGAATGAAGAGTTTATCCTAAAAGAAATCGAAAACATTGATTTTCTCAAGGAACTCGATGTGAAGTCGTATTGGTCCAAGTTGTCTCCAAACACAAAGGAAGCCACGTGGCAGTATCTCCAGACATTGTACATGCTGGGTACCACTATCATTTCTATTCCCGCCGATACGCTATCTATGATTGAGGGACTGGCTAAGGACTGTGCAGATAAGCTCGAAAATGGGGATGGTGATGTTGACCAGGATGCCTTGATGAAAATGATCGGAGGTATGATGGGTGGTATGGGTGACGCTAATCAGGGTCTCCTGAAAAAATAAACCTTAATATATATTAAATGAAGGCCTGGTTCGACGATCCTAAGCAGCTCATCCGCCGTGACCAAATTTCCCAGTTTTGGCCGACGAGTGAGCAAACACCAGAAGATCGAATTAACGCGGCTTCAAGATTTATAATTTATATTGCTACCGTCGTGTTTCTAATTCGTCGTGATCCTAGGATCTATGTCCTAGCATTGACTGTTCTCGCTGTCATTTTTGTTTTATACAAAACCAATATGGTGAAGGAAACATTTAATCATTCATTGAAAAGGAGTTCCGGTTGTCAGGAACCAACTCGTAATAATCCCATGGGTAACGTACTCATGACTGATTACAGTGACGCACCCAATCGTTTAGAGGCGTGTTATTACTCGCAACCTAATGAATTTGTTACACAGGGTGTTCCATTTGATTCAGGGCGTTCTCGGTCATCGTTACCCAAGTTTCAAAAAAATGCTATAGAAAGGCAATTTGTCACGAACCCGGTGAGTCAAATACCAGGCGATCAAACACAATTTGCTGAATGGTTATATGGACCAAAGAATGGACCTATGTGTAAAAGTGATTCCAAGTATTGCAATCCTGACGCACGTGGTGTTCAGTTAGAAGCTTTCGCTGGTTTAGGTGGTGATGGGGACATCAGGGGTCCCCGAGGTGGTGGTCGTGTGCGAGGTGGTGGCGGAACCTATAGTTAGATTAATATTCTCGTGTAATAATAAATGGCGTACCAACTCCAACCCGGTCTCTCGATTGTTGAAAACGCTGGTGCTCTACCAGGTGTAAAGGCGACTGACGAGGTATTCGTTTACCCTCAGCCCAGCCAATTAAATTATGGTTCTCGCCCCAATACCATGCTTTACGGAACTGCTCCATACAAGGCTGGTAAGGGTTCCCCAGCAGAATATATAGAAACCTCCGATCAACTTCGCCCCCAAGCTACTACCCGTTTCAACAAGGTCATCGTACCCACCTATGAACGCAACCTATTCCCCCTCACCAACATGGATTGTAAAGTCCCTCTTCGTACCCGTTCATACGAACCTTCGAGTACTCGTGCCGAGCTCCAGAATGGTTTATTTGACCAGAGGTATATTAATAAAAATGTTAACAAGAAGTAAGAATGGCTGATCCAGTTTCACTCATCGCCGTAGCCGGACTCGTCTATGCTGGACGTTCTCTCAGTAAAAAACCCGAAAAATATACCCCTTTATCTGAAAGTCCCAAAGAATCTCCATCTGCACCCGCCCAATTTATTGATTTCAAGGAGAATGATTTTGTATCCCGAGTGGATGCTCCACAGAAGAGGGAAGTTGAAAGTTTCGCAGATATCTCCAGGCAACAGCG